GTGTCGTGCACGAACCCCTGGAGCGCCTGCGCGGCCGTCTCCTTGCCGGTCACGAGGGCGCCGAAGTGCGCCGACGCGGCGGATGTCATGCGGCTGTACGCGCCCTCGACGACGTCGGCCATCGTGTTGGCGTCGCGCATCTGCCGCGTGAAGTAGTCACGGAGCTGATTGCCCGTGTCGCGCTGCTTCGCCTCGTCGCGCTCGCGGTCACGCTTCGTGCGCTCTTGCGCCTTCTCGCGATCCTGCTCCGCGGCGAGCCGTTCGGTCTGCGACGCGAGCCAACGGTCGAAGTCACGCGCCTCGCGCTCGCGCTGCGTCGCGAGCTCACGCGCGCCCGCAAGGCGTAGCTCCGTCTCTTGCCGCACTCGCTGTTCCGCATCGTGGATCTCTGCGAGCTTCGCGAGTTCCTCCTTGCGGGCCTCGCGAGCGCCGTGGGATGCCGCCGCGCGTCGCTCCTCGCTCTTGAGCTTCTCTTGCTCGGTCTGCCGCGCGTAGTCCGACAGGTCGTCCGCGTTGTCGTTCGACGCGATCGACTCGCCGTGACGGCCTCGGTTCGGCGCGCGTTGCGCGTTGGCGTTGCGCACGGCGTCGGCGCTTGGTGCGGGCCGCGACGTCGTGTCCGACGTGGGCGCACCGCCGGTCGTGCGCTCGTTCGTGTCGCGGATTGCGGCGCCGAGGCCGGAGAACTGATCGCCCACGAACGCTGCGGTTGCGCGGAGCCCCTCGATCTGCCGTTGACGCTCCGCGCGCGCTGCCGCGACACCGTCCGCCGCGAGGGCCGCGCTGACAGCGCCCGCCATCTGCGCGCCCTGCGACGCGAGTGCGATGCCGCCAAGGAGCGCAAGGATCGGGCGCCCGACGAGCTCCATCGTGCGCGCGCCCGTTCGGCCGAGCGCTTCCATCTTCGTGTTGAGGTCGTCGACGTCAGTGCCCGCGGTGCGCGAGTTGCGCGCCACGGACTCAATGTGCGTGATCGTGTCGACGAAGGCTGACGCGGCAACGCGCTTCGCATCGTCCATCGAATTGCGCAGCCGCTCGATGCGCGTGGCCGCATCATCGGAGCCCTGCGCCACCTGTCCCGCCTGCGTGACCAGCGCGTCAAGGCGTTCACCGAGCCCGTGGCTCGCACCCGCCACATCACCGAGCGACTGCCCGAAGCGGTCGAGTCCGCCCTCCCGCCCGCGGATGAGGGCTTGCGTGAGTTGGTCTGCGGCCTGTGCGACAGTGACGCCGAGTTCTTGAGCGTGCGCGCCTGCGACGCGGAACAGCGCATTGATCTGCGTCTGCGTCAGAATGATGTCGCGCGACCGGAACTGATTCGCAACAGCGGCCACATCAACCGCATCAACAAATCTTCCTGCCGCGTCGGCTGCCTCGTCGAGATCAAGCCCCAGGCGCGCGCTCGTCGCATCAAGATGGGCCTGCTCCGCGGCGAGCCGCGTGACGGAGTCCACGAGGTCGTTGATCATCGCGACGTTCGTCACGACGGCCGCGTGCACCTCGTTGAACGTGTCCGCGGCCTTGCGCGCGCCGTCGCGCATCGAGGCCCACGAGACGGACGCGCGCTGCGCTTTCTCGCCGCTCTCCTCGGTCTTCTGCGACGCGGCCTTGAGCGCCTCGCCAAGGTCGATCAGCCCGCGGATCAACGCGGCGTCGACCTGCCCCGTCACCGGGAGGTCGATCACGCCCTGGCCGCTCACGTCGCCCCCATGGCGCGTGCGATGGCGGCGAGCGCATCGTCGCCCACGAGAACCGACGCGCGCACGTCGCCCACGGCCACGCCACGCGCGGTCACGCGGTGCTGCACGTGCTCGACGATCGGAGCGACAGCCGCGCGGATCTCTTCGACGACCGCGGGGTCCCGCGGGTCGCCGTCGATGGTGACGGCCATGGTGATGATGACGGTGGCGTTCATCGTGGGCGTGCCGAGTCGGCGGCTTCTCTCTCGCGTCGCTCGCGTTCGCGCGCTGCGTCTTCGCTCCGCTGCCGCGCCATCGTCCCGCCGCGCAGGATGAGCAGCGCCGCGCGGTCGACGGCCTTCACGCCGCCAGGGAAGGCGTTCCGCTCCGTCAGCCCGTCTTCCATGCACGCGCGGGCGTGGAGCACGCGGGTCACGATCGGATGCGAGTCGGAGTACACCGCCGCGAAGGGGCAGGTGCGGTGCGGTGGGCACCCGACGACGGTTGCTGCGCGCGCTGCGAGGCGCCGTAGCGGGCGTACGGGCGTGTCGGGTAGGTCATCGTGCGAGGCGTACGGGGCGTGTCCGCCGCCGGGGCAACGCCACCCTTCGGCGAGAGCATCGGCCATCCCGTCGGCGGTGGTCTCACCGAGGAGCCGCGACTCTTCGCGCAGGCGACACCCGCAGGCGTCGCGGGCACCGCTCAGAGCGCGAGCCTCAGTCCCCCAGGCAACGGCCAGAAGAAACCCGCGGCGTCGGCCGGCACCTCCGCGCGCTGGAGCGCGACGGCCCCGACCTCGCGAATGGCACCCATGCCGCGACCGAGCTTGCGCGCGACGGTGTCCGCCCACGCGGGCGCCGCCTGCTGTTCGTCGTCGCCGGGGCGCGTCGTGCGCGGCGCCGTGTGCTCGCTGCCGTCGGGGGCGGTGACCGCGAAGCACGACGCGAGGAACGCGCGCGAGTAGCGGCTCACGTCCGTCGGCGACGTGCCGTTCGTGGTCCACTCCGCGGCGAAGACCGACAGCGGGGAGACCTTGAACACCCACGGCTTTGCGCCGGGCTTGCAGCACGCCATGAGGGCCTCGAGGTCTTCGGGCGAGCGGCTGCGTGCGTAGGCTGTCGCGAGGGCGGCGTACTGCGGATGCGTCTTGTCGAACGCCGGATCACCCGTGCCGGTCACGAGCACGACGTCGAGAACGCTGGTCAGGTTGTCCATGTGCCTCTCACATCAGAAACAGGGTCGCGGGGCTGCGCGCTGCGTCGCTGCCCGAGGTGACGGAGGACTGGAGCGCTTCCATCTTCGCGGTGATGTAGATCAGCCCGTCCTGCTCGTTCTCGACGGGCTTCTCCGCGAAAGAGAGCGTCGGGAAGTACCAGCCCACGGTGCGCTGCGAGGAGCCCGAGCCCTGCGTGGTGTACGCGAAGAGCGTGTACTTTGTGCCCGCCTCGAATCCCGTGTACATCGCCGCATCGAACCGGAGCTCGAGCTCCACGGTGATCGGATCTTCGCGGCCCCCGGTGGCGACGGCGCTGTTGACGGTGTTCTCCGCGGAGCCGCACATCACCGTCGCCCACTTGTTCGGCACCGCGGGCTTGATGGACCGGATGCACGCGTGCGTCGGCGCCGAGGTCGTGCCCGAGACGAACATGTCGGCGACGCCATCCCATCGGATCGACGCGCCCATGTCGTCGGAGACCTCCGTGACGGAGATCGACAGGTCACCCGGGCCGTCGGTGGACGCGGCCGTGCCGTTGAACGTGACCTTCCCGAGCTGCCCCATCTCCGCGGCCCACGCGCACTGCCCCACGACGCCGCGCGCGCGGCGCTGATCCTCGGGCGTGCCGGTCTCGTAGTACGCGGTCTCGACGGTGAGCGACTGCGTCTGCGCCTCGGCGCGGTAGTGGGAGAAGCTGTTGGTGATGACGTCGCCCGCCGAGGGCGCCGCGGAGAGGTCGGGGTACCACGTGATCGCGTCGGTGGAGACCGCCGTGACGACTCGCGGAACGCCATTGAACCCGATGATTCCACCGACCACGAAGCGCGAGCCGTGACCCGCTGCAACCGTGCACCCGCCCGCGGTCGGCGAGGGCGACGCGGCGACGGTCGACCCCGCGTCGACGTGCGTTCCACCGAGCCAGTGGTCGTACATCACCGTATGCGAGAGCGCCGAGGCGCTCGACGGCCCTGCGGGCGTCGCGCTCGACGTGAGCCGCGTCGGGATGCCTTTCACCTCGAACACGATCGGTACGGGCGACCCCATCTGCCGCCCGAGGATCTTCTGATTCGGGTCGTGCCGGTAGAGCCCGAGGTCGGCGCTCTTGAGCATCTCGCGCGTCGACGCGCCGAGGGGGCGCTGACGACCGGAGAGCGCGAGCCGGATCATCGTGCCCGCCGTGGTCTGAAAGGTCGACTCGCGGCCGACGCGGCAGATGTGCTGATCCGCGAGCAAGTTGATCTGTGCCATGGTCGTGTGTGCTCCGTCCCTGCGTCAGCCCGCGCGGCGGGCGATGGGTTGCGCGCTGCGAAGCGCTTTGAGGCTCTGTCCGGTCATCGTGCCGATGCGCGTCGGGTAGCCGAGCGCGACCTTGCGGGCGACGTGCTGCGCCGTGAGCGGCGAGAGGTTCAGGTCACCGCCGCCCGCTTCCCAGCGCTGCAAGACGAGGTCGCGCAGACCGAACGCGATCGTCGTCATCAGCGCGCCTGCGTTCGGCACTGCGCCGCCCGACGTCGCCTGCGCCACGAAGCGGTCGACGACGCGCGTCGCGAGCCACCTGCGCGCGTAGTCGTTGACCTCGAACATGTTGCGTGCGGGGCCGCTGCCGCCGAGGGTGAAGTACCCGATGACCTCCGCGATCGTCGGCTGCTTCGGCGGCGCTCCCTTGCGCGGACGGAGCGTGCGCGGCGGCTGCCGCACGGTCGACGGGAGCTTGAACTCCACCGTCCACCGGGAGCCGAGCGCGTCGGTCAGGTCGTTCACGCGCTGCACAAGCTGCCGTGCCCCGTCGAAGCGCGCGCCCCGCGGGAAGCGGATGGAGAGCGGGTCGCTCATGCTCCGACCTCCCACGCAGTGAGCGGCGACATCTGCACGGTCACGAGAAGCGGCGTGCGCGAGATCAAGAGCCCGTTGCCGGTGTCGTCGAGCGACTGCGCGCCGTCTGCCTCGTCGCCCGCGGGCGCAATCGACACGACCGTGACGCCATTCGCGAGCGTCGTGTTTCCGTTCTCTGCCCACGTGAGCGCGCGCAGGGTGACCTCGTGGTCGTCGGCCGCGCGCCGCCTGGCGTTGCCTGTCCGGTCATCGCCGTCGGTGGCGCCGATCTGCGGGGCGTCCTCGTCGTAGCGGTAGCCGACGAGGAGCGTCACGCGAAGCACCTGCGGGGCGCCCGAGGTGAACTGATCGCGTGCGCGACCGCGGCCCTCGTAGCGCACCGACACGGTGCGATCGGCGTTGACGGGCGGGTACTCTGCGTCGCCCATCTCCGAGGCGAGCACGTCGGCGCGGAAGGTCGATGCGGGCACCGTGCGACCCGTGCCCGCCGTGCCGAGCACGAGCGCCGCGACGTAGTCGAGGACGGGCGAGATCGCGCGCGCCACGTCAGCACCTGTCCCACGAGAAGGAGCGACCCGCGCCGCGTCGCCCGTCGATCGGCGAGGCCGCGGCGATCAGCACGTTGTATCGCTCGCGCCAGTACGCCGCGCCCTGCGCGAAGGTGTCGGCCGTGGCGTTGGGCACGGCGCGCGTGGGGGCGTGCTGGAGGAGCGACTCGCACAGGAGCGCGATGGTCAGCGCCACCTCCGGCGCGAGGAGGTCCGCGGGGCGTGAGATGTCGGTGTCGAGGATGCCCCGGAGCCGCAACGCGATCAGGATCTGCCGCTGCGCCTCGACGCGGTACGCATCGAGGGTCGTTGCCGCCTGCGAGAGCTTCGCCCGCGCGGTGTTGACAGCGACGAGGGCCTGGTCTGCGAGGACAGACCCGCACGGCCCGCGCACGTCGTCGTCGGTGGAGTAGGTCGTGGTCACGGCGGGTCAGCGCGGGGCCTTGCGGGGCTTCGTGGCGGTGTCGGCGGGCGACGAATCGTCCGCGGGAGAGTCCGGGGCTGCATCGCCCGCGTCGGCGGACGGGGGCGGCTCGATCGCGGGCGATGCAGACTCCGAAGGAGTGTCCGAGGGCCACGGGCCGAGGTCTTCGATGACCACGCCCGCGGTGACGAGCCTCCGAAGCGTCTTCGCGGGCATGGGGGTGACGTTGTCGCCGTCGACGAACGTCACGCCGGCGTGCGACCCCGTGAACGCGGGCATGCGCACGCGACGCGGGTCGTCGGTCATCCACGAATCCTTGAACGCTTCGGAGATCATCGGCGCCCCGCTCTCAGTTGGTGATCTCGTCGAGGGCGGCGATGCCGTAGTCCGACCCGAGCTTGAGCCCCCAGTACGCCTTCACGCGCACCTTGCGGGTGTCGGCGGTCTGCGACGTGCCGAGGTTGAGAACGGTGATGCCGTTCGCGCCCTGCGAGATCAGCTCGTAGGACTCCTCCTCGCCCGGCATCGTGCCCGAGTAGATGCCCGTGATGCCCTCGCCGCCGACGGCGACGCAGAACACCATTGTGCCGTTCGACAGCGAGCCCTTGGTGCGGTTGACGGGCATCCAGTCGGTGACGCAGATCGGGACGCCGTTGTAGCTGGGCATCGGCGTGCCCATGATCGACGGCGAGAACTGCGACCGCTGCTCGCCCGTCGTCACGCCGCCGAGGGAGCGGAGGAGCGAGTCGATCGAGCGCCGCGTGCGCGCGGGCATCACGAGCATCTTCTGCCCGTCGGCCTTCACGGCGTCGATGAGCTGATCCACCGCGGAGAGCGAGATCGCGTCGCCGTTGGTGCCGCTCGACGAGATGAGCTGCGACGACGGGAGGAGCCGGATCAGGCCGTCGATCTGCACGGACGACGAGGTCGGCGCGAACGAGAAGACAGTGATGCCGTTCGTGGTGCGCGTGCCCGTGAAGGTCACCGTGATCCACTTGTTCGGGTTCTGCGAGTAGACGCGCACGCCCGCGGAGTACGTGACGGCGGTGCCGTAGTCGGCGTCCCCGGGCGCCTTGTAGGCGACGGTGGTGCCTGAGTGCGTGTACTTGATCGACCCGATGGGCTGCCGCGAGTCGTGCCCGGGGCCGACGCTGATCGTCGCCGCGGAGATGCCGCTCGACCCGAGCTCCTGCACCGTGACGGTCCAGTTCGCGTTGGCGTTGATGACGTCGGTGCCGTACTTGCGGCCGAGGCTCTTCGCGGCCTTCGCGATGGCCTTCGCGCGCGCGTTCACCATGCCGCCCGCGCCCCGCGCGTCGAGGTTGTCGATCGACTGGTCGATCACGAACCGGCGCACGTACGACGACATGCGGTCGTCGGCGGCGGTGTTGTCCTCGGTGATCGTCGCCGCGGTCGACGGCGTCGAGGTCGCGGGGAGCGCGGCCTCTCGCACGTAGGTGACGTGGTCGCTCCCGATGTCCTCGAAGGGCAGCACGGCGGAGAGCTGATCCGCGGTGATGATGTTGCGGATCACGCCCGCCTGCACGGGGTCGCTGGTGGTCTTGAGGAGTTCGATGAGGGAGATGCCCATGGCTGCTGTTCCTTGGCGCGCTACGCGGCGCCGGGCGTTGTGTTGTTACGTGTTGCGCCGGGACCTCAGCCCCTGCGCGATCATGTCGGTCGGGTCGCCAGACATCGGGTCGAAGCGCGCGCCCGAGCCGCCGCCCCCGTGCTGCGCGCCGGAGCCCCCGTTGATCTTGAAGTACGAGGCGATGCGCGGGTCCTCGCGCAGCTTCGGAAGCGCCGTCTCGATGGGCTCATTGTCGCCCTCGGCGCCCATGCGCACGAGCACGGTCTCGCCGCCCTTGCCGTCGTCAACGACGACGAGGCGCTCCGCGATGACGCGCTCGACCTCGGGCGCGAGCGCGGGCGTCCACAGGTGCTGCACGAGCGTCGAGGCGACGGACGCGGCGCGGTGTGAGCGCATCGTCTCGTGACGCTTCGTGCGCTCCTGCGCGGCACGCGACTCCAGGGCGGCGATCTTCTCGGCCGTCGCCTTCTCGGCGCGCTTGCGCTCCTCTTCGGCGCGCTGCGTGGCCGAGAGCTTCGCAACACGCTCCTGCTCCTTCTCGGCCTCGTACTCCGCGAGCTTCGCGGCGAGCGAGTCGCGCTCCTGCGCGGCCTTGGCGACCTCGCGCGCGATCTTCTCGGTGAGCTGCGCCTTCGTGTAGACGGGCGCGTCGGCGGGCTTGGCGACCTGCGCGGCGGCGTTGTCGCCTCCGGCGTTGGCCGCGGTGTCGTTCGTGGTCGTGTCGGTGTCAGCCATGGTGCTCCATTCGCCCCGCGCATGGTCGCGAGGTAGTGGTGCGCGTCGGCTCTGGCGGGTGCGTCGAGCGTCTGCGCGGTCGGGTCAGCGCGGGGTTGCGCTGCCGGTCAGGTGTGGGTCATCGGCACGGTGTCGGCGGTCGCCCCGGTCGCGGGAGGCAGCGCGTTGATCGCGGCGTCGACGTGCGCGGCGAATGCGCCCGCGGTGAGCGATGCCTTGTCGGCTTCGTACATCGCCGTGACCTGATCGGTGATGGTCTTCTCCGTCGCGGTGTCTGCTTCGGGGAACAGCATCCGCGCGAGCGCGAGCCGCGCCTGACGGATCACTTCGGGCGGGAACTGCGCGCGCACCTTCTCGTCGAGCACGGCGAACATCGCGCCGAGGTCATCGGCGATGCCGCGCGCGTCGAAGCGCTTCGGGTACTGCACCACCGTCGCGGCCACGACCTTGTCGGCGGTGGTGGCGGAGTCCCACCGCGCGACGACGTCGGCCATGTCGAACTCGAACCGCGTGCACTGCTTGGCGAAGCCAGTCAGCGTCGCGTCAGTCTGCGCGAAGTCGTACGCCTTGGCGACGCCGCTCGCCGCGTCGCCACCCGCGGCGGTCGCGTCGGGGCGCTCGATCTTCGCCGCGGTGTAGATCGACCGCGTCAGTTGCTCGGAGCGCAGCGCGTACTGGAGCGCGACGGACTCGGGCGGCGCGACGAACTGCGGCGGCTGCTCGTTCGTGCCGTACTGCATTCCGGAGTTCGTGCCGAGCCGCAGGTTGGCGAGAGCATCTTTCTCGTCGGAGCACACCGCGAGGAACGCGAAGTTCACGTTCGCGAGATGGTGCGTGAGCTCGCTCTCGACGTTGAACAGCGCGAGCACGAGCGGCACCACGCAGTACACCTGCGAGAGTCCGTAGAGCGCGCGGCAGCGGACGGAGTCTTGCCACCGAAGCACAGACACCGGGACGCGGCCCGTCGGGTTGTCGCCCGCGAACATCGTCACGACGGGGTCGAGTTTCTTGTCGTCGATCTCGCGCGTCTCCATCCGCACGCGCGCCCACTCGGTGCGGGTCCAGTACGACGCCTCGACGACGCAGACCTCGACGCCATCGGTCGGGTCTTCCTCTTCCCACTCGCTGACGATCTTGATCCAGTCGAGCGCGCCATCGCGGCCGAACTGCCAATCGCGCACCTCCTCGGGGTCGAGGATCGTCGATCGCGTCACGCCAGCGCGCGCTGTCGGGCTCACGTCGCGGTCGGTGAGCACTGCGCACCACCCGTCAAGCTGCGCGCGCTTGGTCGCGAGCGCCATGAACTCGCCGATGTCGTGGCCCTCCGCGTCGACCTTCGCCCACCACGCATTGACCACGTCGGAGGTCGACGTGCGCGTTGCGCGGTGGCGCGTGAGGTGGCCGTGGTAGGTGTCGATGATCGGCGCGACGAAGTTCGTGTAGGAGCTGCGATCCGCGCGCGATTGGAACTGCGCCGCCGCCTCGCGCGGGAAGGGTACGAGGTAGGTACTGCGCCCGCTCCCCGCGAAGTATCCATCACGCTCGAAATCCGCGAGCCGCACGTCGATCGTCGACGCGGCGCGGAGCGAGCGTGCGAAGCCGCCCGTCCCCTCGTACGCATCGCGGACGATCTTCCACCACGCGCAGCCGAGGTCGCCGTCGCGGTCGTCGTGACCGTCGAGAAGCGCATCGCGCAGCTCGTCCGGCTTGCCCGGGAGCGCCGCGAGGATGCGGGAGTTTTCGACGGTGGTCACCATACGTTGCCGGAGGAAGGTGCTGCGCTCGAGGTCGCCGCGGCCCACGCGTGCGCGAGCGCGTCGACATCATCGTCTTCGCGGTCGCCCATGCCGGAGAAGCCGGTCACGACGCGGACGAACGCCGAGAGGTCGTCGTCTGTGGTCGACCGCATCGTGCGAGCGTCAGCCGGGACGCGGATGCGCCCCGCATTCCATGCCGCAGCGCTCGGCTGCGACCGGATGAACTTGTCGCCGACCGCGGGCACGTAGCGAACCGCGATGCCCGGCGCGATCTTGCGGAGCGACTCGCCCAACGCCTTGCCGTCGCGCGTCGCTTCGATGTGCAGCGGCGTGCCACCGAAGGAGCGTTGCCACGCAAGCACCTGCGGCGCCGCGTGCTCGGGTCGCAGCTTGAGTCGCAAGACGCCCGCGAGGTCCGCGACCTGCACCGGCTTGCGTTGCCCCGTCGCCTCGTCGAGCGCCATCTCCGTGCGCAGCGCGAGCGCCACGAAGACGCTGTGATTCGACTGCGGCCCGTCGGTGCCCGCGGGGTCCGCCCCGATGACGAAACGAGCGCCCGCGGTCTGCGGCGCGTCGCAGCGCGTGGGCTGCGAGTACACGATGCCGCCGCGCGGTCGGGGCTGCCCCTGGTAGATCGACGCGGCGTCGTACGGCCCGACGGACACGAGCCGCGCGCGGGCGTCTTCGACCGTCCAGCCTACCGCGGTGCCGTCGGGCAACACGTCGCGTGGCCAGAGCACGCTGTCGCCGTGGTCGTCAGCGATGCGGCGCCCGTGCTCGTCGAGGTGCGCGAGGAACGGGAGCGAGACGTGCTCCCACCCCATCCCAGCGCAGAGCTCGCCGCGCTGGATACGGCCCGACGGGTCGTCTTCGTGCCACCGCGTCGAAGGGACGATGATCGACCCGTCCGCCGGGAGTCGCGGGATCGCGACGGAGGTGATCCAGTCGGCGACGGTGTCGCGGCGATGCTGCGACTCCGCTTCCTCGCGGTTCTTGAAAAAGTCGTCGAAGACGAGGACGCGGACAGGGTTGCCGCCGAGTCCGCCGCCGATGCCCGTGAAGATGCACCCGCCGCCTTGTGCGGTGCGCCACTCCTCGAGCGTTACGCGGTCGGAGTCCCAGCGGAGCGCACCCGCCGCGAGGGCCACGCGCTGTGCGTCGAGGCTCTTGCGGGTCGCTTGTTGCTGCGAGAACGTGACGTAGGCGAGCGGCCACGCGGGGCGTCGCTTGAGCACGTACGCGAGGCCGTGCGCCGACGTCGTCGTCTTGCCGTGCTGCGCCGGCACGTCCACCAACGCCCGCACGCGCTCACCCGCTGCGATGCGGTCGAAGAGACGCGCGAGCGGCGCGAGGTGGTGCGGCGTCAGCAGGTGCGGAGATGTCCGCGGTATGAAGTCCAGCAGCGGCTCTGCGCGGTTGCGTGAGCGCGCGGACAGCTCCGCGAGAACCTCAGTGAGTCTGTCCCTCGCGGATCGCTTGTGCGAGTCGCTCCGCTTCGGCGAGGAGTTCGTCATCGGTCATGTCCGTAACGGTCGCGATGCGCTCGACGTGCGTACCCTCGGCGCGATGCTTCGCGATGGTCGCCTCGTAGCGCGCGCGTCGCGTGTCGTGCCGCGCCTTGGGACTGCCCACGCGGTGCTGCATCAGGAACGCCGCAGCCTTCCAATCCTTCTGCGATGCCACGCGCACCGTCGCCGTGAGGCTCACGGTCGCGCCCGCGTACGTCCTGCGGGCGTCGACGACGAGCGCCTCGACGTCGGGATCGTTGCACGCGCCGTCGCGCACCTCGCGGCACCACCCGCACCACGTCTGCCACGGGATGCCGACCTTGCCGCACGCGTCGCGGTACGTCGCACCCGCTGCAAGGGCCTCGAGCATCGGCACGCGCATCGACGCGCGGAAGGCGTACGTGCGAGCCACTGTGACTACTGGAGCGCCGGGGTTGGAGTTGCACCACCCGCCGCGACGGGGGTGCCGTCGCAAGCGCTGGATCCGGCGCACAGAGGCTTGCCGCGGTACATCCGAGCACCCGCAGCGTCGATCGCAGAGAATGGAAGCACCGGCACCGTGAGACGCTCGCGCGCCGTCGGGTCGATGAAGTAGACGTAGCGGAGTTGGAACCCGTCAAGACGTGAGCACCCCGCGGCGCGGAGCGAGAGTGTTGATCCGTCGGTGCCAATGGAGCGTCGAAGTCTCTCCGATGTCCGCACTCCTACGTCGCTCACTACGTCTCCATGCGGCGTGCGCCAGAGTGACGTGTTCGTCTTGATCGAGGTCAGCGCGAAACCTGCGGCGCGGTAGATCGCACCGTCTCCGCACTGTGTCCCGTCGGCAAAACTCACGCACCACTCAACGTGCGGTGCGTGCTTGCGCATCATCTTCATCGCGACCGACAATGCTCGCGATTCGGAGTTGCGCGGGAGTCGATCGCTGAACGCCATTCGGTTCAGTTCAACAAACCCGTTCCACTTCGTGTCGCGCACTAGACCGACGAGGTGCGATGTCTGGAGCGGGGGACCGAATTGCATCGCGCCCAGAAGCTCGCCATCCAACCACACGCCGAGGTGGAGGCGGCTCTTCGGGTAGGTGCGTCCGCTGTAGTGCCACCGCTCGACGCACGCATCGGCGGACTTTCGTTCGACGGGTGCGACGATGATGCGCTTTGCGTCACCCAACGAATGCCTCGCACACGCACGTCAGCGCCGCCGCGCGCCGCTCCGCGGGGTTGCCATCGTCGACGAACACCATCGCCTTTTCGATCGCCGCAGTCACAGTCTCCGCCTGCGCATCGCTGAGGGTGAATCCGACGTGCTGAAAAGGCGACTTGTCGCCGTCGGGTAGCGCGCCGAACGCCGACGCGGGATCGCCCATCGATGCGCCGATCACCGCGTCGCCAGCCTGACGCACGAGCGCATCGAGCGCCGCGCCGTCGAAGCCCATGTCCGCCATCATCGCCGACTCGCGACCGAACCCCGCCGCCATCTCGACGATCAACGCGCCATCGTCGCGGCCTTG